TATAACTCTCATTGTAGAACTTCCTTGATAAGCAAACTGTAGAGTATCTACTTGGCTTTCATCTCCTGGTACTTTAGGGAATTTGTAGAATACTCCGTTTAACATAGAAGGATCTTTACAGTTAGGATCATTTAAAGATAAAATAGTACTCACTACTCTTCCAAACTGCCCTCCTGATGCCGATCCTCCAGTAGAACTTCCTGAAGATCCTTTACTAGGGGTAAAATGTGACTTACTCGCCATTACTCTTCGTCTTTTTTATCTAGCTGCTTTCCTAGTTCTTCACTCTGTTCCATTAGTTTTGCAAGCTCTTCAGGGTTAAAAAAGTCTGCTTCAGATCCTTTTCCTGCCCCTTCTAGTCTTTGAACAAGTGCTACCATTTTAATAAGATGCTCATCATTCTTTACTCCAACCTCTAAATATTCCTTAATCATAGGAACAACTAAAGTTGCATCTCCTATATTCTCAACAAGAGGTTTTAACTCTCCGATAAGAGCATTAATTTGCTTTTCTTTATTCTTAGAATTGTCGTAAATTTCTTTTAGAACATCAGAAACGGTCTTTTTCCCGAATATTGTTGTATCTAATCCCATAGTCTATTTATTATATAAATATCGAAAGATACCTTATTGAATAGTAAATCCTGCATCTTGGTAGGATTTGTATATTTTATAAAATTCTTCTTTAAGTTTAGAAATTACTTTAGTAAGGGTAGGGGTTTCACAATCTGTCATCTCTCTTATGTAAATGTAAAGAGCTTTCTTTCTGAAGATCTCTAAATCATGACGTGTTCGAAATAGGGTGAGTATAGCATCTGCTACTCTTTGGTCTTGTTCTTTAGGGAAAAGCTCCTCTATAGTATCGTAACTATTTTCTATAAAGAGATTTACTACCGATGCAAGAGCTATCCGTCTTTCAGAATCCGGTAAACCTTCTACTTCATAAGAATCCTCCATCTCTTCAAAAGATCCTACCTGTTTTAACTTCTTGTAATTACGATTATTGTAGTTTATAAGCCACCTCTTTACTATCGTTTGAAAGTAAGAAAATGCTTTTGCTCCGTTAGTAGAGTCGAATCTATGTAACTTTTCCTCAACTAACATACTAACTACATCTAATTTTAAATCTTCGATGCTATCTACATCTAAGTAGTAGAATTTAAAAGTATGAATAATATTCTCTGCTAGCTTATAAAGCGGGTGATATATCTCTTTTTTAAATACATTATCCCTAAAAACAGGATCAGAGGATGCGTTATATCTTACGATTGCATCCTCTGTTTCTTGTGTGAAGTAGTAATTATCTTTATTTGGTGGTTTTGCCATAGTCTTCTGGGAGACGGAAATCATTTATTGTATCTTGTATTTCTTTCATGAAATTGAAGAAAACTCCTACTTCATCATCTGATCTAAATGCTCCTGACTCATCTAATTGTTCAACGTAAATTTTTGATTCACTAATAAGATACGAAACTTTCCTTAGATAGTCAACTTGGTATTCTAATATACTCTCTTGTTTAATCACCTTACGGTTTAAGTTGTAGATTACATAAACTAAAACTAAAAGAATTACTCCTAAAATCGATATTACTATTTCCATTTTTTAAATATTTTTTACTAGATTCATTAATCCTGGAGAGGAGTTGACTGTTTTCCCTGTACTTGCTTTTGTCTTTTCTGCCTTATTCTCTGTAGAACCTCCTAAAGACTTCCAGTTATCGTATTCGATTTTAGAAGCTAAGAAATCAGCATTATGTAAAATATAGACCAAGTTAGTTTTAAATTTAGCATCAGGGCTAAAAGACATGTAGTAAGGTTTATTTACATCATCATATAATCCATCATGTAATTTAATAGCTAGAAACTCCTTTTCTGTTAAAGCTATACCATATTGCTGTAGAGTAAAAAGGGAACGGTCTTGTATAAGCATGAATGTTAAATCCTTATTAGGAGTGTACATTTCATTTAATTTATCCTGTCTCCATTTATCTGTTTGTTGAATATAGTTAGGTTTTCCTTTAGAGCCTATTTTACCTAAATCATGATTAAGAGCAGCAAAAACTAACTCTTCATCGGTAAAATCTATAGAAGTACCCATTTCTTCCCACAATGCTTTTGTTTTTAAAGCACAATGAACAACACGATTAACATGGTCAATATACCCTCCCGGAAAAGCATTATGGTAAAAAGTCTTTCCGGAGGCAGGAGCCATGATCATTTCATCGGACAGGTCAAGATAAAGAGCTTTTAACTTCTCTTTACGATCACCTGTTATAAAAGTATCTACAATTTTAAGATGCTTCTCCCAATTCTTTTCTATTTGTTCTGCCGAAAGATTCATTAGTCTTGAGACTCTGTATTTAATAGAGTTCTAAGATCCCCTATCTTTTCCATTAACTCTTCTACTTTCGCATATGCTTCTGCCTGTTCATTACGATGAATATGATATCCTATTTTCTTTACTTCGGATTCAAATCTCTCTAATTTTTGTTCAAATAAGGTCTTGTTTCTCATTTTCTTTATTTTTAATTTATTAATACTTCTTTATACTTTATAAATCCATATAGGGGTAAGTTATGAACTTTTTTTTTGGGAAACAACTCCTACGGTTCAAACACTACTTTTAACTCTTTTAAAATAGTTTTTTTATTCTCTCCTAGAGTAACCTCTATATAAATTGTAGCAGTTCTACCTATAAAATCTGGGAAGAACGTCATAGACTGCTGTGGTCTGTATGTATATTTACTGTATGTAGCAAAATAAGTCTTATATGCAGGATGATTTACATTAACATTAGGATTACGTTGAATAGTATATCCTGCTAGATTCATTATATTTGTTTGTCCAATAAGCTGTGGAAAGGTATAAGTTTGAGTTCCAACAGGGATAGGAGTGTTCATTTGATTACTTGACCACAGTCCTAAGTACGAATAAACAGGGTAGGTCCATATTACGTTACCTGGAGTATAGAAGAAATTAGAGTCAAACCCCACGCTCACTAAAGGAATTCCATTAATAACATAGTGAGGATCCAATTCATTTACATCACCTTTTACTGTGAAATAATTCAATCCAGCGTGTTTTATATGCCAAACCCCTTGCCCATCTTGATAAGTTCCAGGATGACCTTGAGTATCAATTCGAAATTCAGCACCGCAATTACCGTTTAAACAAACATCAGGTTCGATTTCAGGAGTAGAACAACTAAAGACGAATAAAGAAAGTAATAGAAGAAATAAATTTTTTAACTGTTTCATAACATTATTTTTTGATTACACCTAAATATACGAAGAAAAAAGGGAGGGGGCAACTAAAATATTAATTATTTTTCGAAGAATCGCCGCGCAAGATTTTTTATATATCCTTCCCGGATACCTGTTAAGTTCGCAAGATTTTTTATATACCTTAATAAATTATGCATTCTCCTACAGTGAACAATGCCCCTACCTCTCTTATCTTATCAAAAGCCTCAAAAGGAGTAACCTTGAAAAACTCTCTAGACCCTCCTCTATCGGAAGAAACCCTAACGGAAGAAAAATGCTTGTGAACGGCCTTCTCCACTTTCATAGCAGAACCTTTCTTAAGAGGTAAAGCAAATTTTGGAACCCATTCCTCAACCGTGGCTGTAGCGTTTATTGCCGTGACTCTCCTAGGAACGTCATGAATGGTCATTCCTATCTTAACCAAAGAAGGATAAGCGGGATTCACAAGAACGTAAACATACTCGATATCATCGGTAGACCTCTCTTGTATCTTTTTATTCTCTATACCATGGAAATATCTCCAGGAAAAAGTATTTGTATCCTCATCTACTTGTCCTTCAGATACCTCTATAAGATACCGTGCCGAAAGAAAATCAAGGAGTTTACCTGGAGATATATGTCTGTGTTTGGATTGTAATGTTATAAATGCTTCTTTCCATTTTTTTCCTACCTTAGGGTAGGCCAAAACAGACTCTGGTGAAGAATCAACAATGGTAATCTCTCCTATTAATTCAAGAGACATGGCCTCTGCCATACTAATTTTATCTCTAAACATACTTATTGATTTTGATTAATCCTTCTTACCTACAATGAATGCACCGGCAAGTAATACAAGAACTGCAGGCCAACACATGGTACAACCCCAAATCTGTAATAAGGTAAAACGGCTAGTTACTTTTGTGTAGTGAATTGCTATATCAAGAATAGCTGCAATGGTTACCCCTATGGCTAGGTACGGTAACGAAAAAACGGTATTAATAATACTTACTAACATAACTCTTATTTTTAATTGATTAACATATCTAAATATAAGAATAAAGATTGGTTATAGCAACTATTTCTTAAAAAAAAGTTCATAAAACTTAAAAATAATTGCACATTTCTCGTACATCTCCAACTCTTTATAGAATTCTAATAATTCCTCTAATGCATAGTGAATAGCTTGGGGTCCGAATTCATCCTCAAGGAATAAGACTGTATCTGACTGTAATACCTCAACCCTCTCAAGGTAATTTACAAGGCCGTTATAGTACTTTAATTTTATATTTTCTCTTACAGAGTCATACCTTTCTTGATACCTACTGGCATACATTTTATCTATAATGAAGTAATTCTCCACACCCCTGACAACCATGCCAAAAAGTATGAAGGTGTTATCCATCATATCCTCTATCTTATGTTCTTTAAAAATCTCTTCATCTCCTACCGAAAATATATTGAAAAGATCATCACTATTAAGCTTTTTCATCTTATATAAATATATACTTAACCTATAACGAAAAATTTTCCGGAAAAAAAACTGGGGGTAGTTGGAAAATTGCCCAAAAGGTTCTATATTAAATATAAGAAACAAATCTGATAAGATACAACATAAGAGGTAGGTTAGGGGTATAGGTGGTAACCGTGCTAGGGTTTAGCAGCTATATAGACCAAACTTTAGAGAGAGTACACCTTGGGCAGTAATTCTTCTTTGGAAGGACTAGGATTGGATTGGTTGGGTCCATAACAACATCTCTCTTAAAGCTATGTAGTATATATAAATATATACCCCCATACCTCAATTTTCATCAG